CTAATTTATATTCTCCAATTTGTTCATCATATCTTTATCCATCTGCTCAGTTACGTGGCTATATATCTGTAATGTAGTCTTATGGTCTGTATGACCTACACGTTCCATAATAGCTTTAAGAGATACACCTAGTTGACTTAACAATGATATGTGACTGTGACGCATAGTATGGCTTGTTATATGCTTCGTAATACCTGCATTAGACGCTGATTGCTGCATATTTCTGTTTATGGTACTTAATGACATAGGATTGCCACGATGATTCGTAAATATAAATCCTCTATCATGATACATTGATTCCCATTGAATAGCTTTCTTGTTTTCTAGCATTACCTTACGTAATATATCACAACTACGTGTAGTTAAAGAAATTGATCTGTAAGATGATTCGGTTTTAGTCGTATCTTTAAAACCTACTGCATTACCTTCATTACGCCAATGGATTGTACCATCTATTTCTAACGTTTTATTATCGAAATCAATGTTATCTGGCTGGATTGCTAATAATTCGCCAATACGCATGCCATTAAGCGCTTGGAATTCCATTATATAAGCTGTCATGATGAATGAACGTTTCATATACCCAGCACGCTTAGAATTGGCTGTTTCATGTAAGTTATCTACAATTTTTTTTACTTCGTCCATTTCAAGGTAATTCTCACGCTTAGCTTTTACATCTTCTCTTGTAGTGGCTTTTTTAGGGATAACAATGTCGTCTAGGTAACTTATATCAGTGAGTTTATACTTACGTTGTGTGTATTTCATAATATTTCTGATGATACTCATAGCATCTTTAACGACTTTGTGGCTTAGATTATCTTTAGTAGCATTATCTACTAACTTTTGAACAATATCACTATTCATATTTTTAACTAGAATATCTGCTTCTATATTACGTTTGATATGTTTGATTTTATATTCTTTAGTTTTGATTGTAGATAGTTTAGATCCAGAAGTTTTCTTGTACCTATCTAGCCACTCATCGCACGCTTGGTGAAAGGTAAGTGTTTTTAGGCCTGTTGGTGTCTTGTCATTTAACTTGTCTTCTATACGCTTATTTAAGAGGCTTTGTGCCTCTTTCTGTGACTGCTTACCTTTCTTATTTAGAACAACACTTACACGTTTCCATTTGTCTGTATATGCGTCTTTGTACTTCTCATAGAAACGATACTGTGTTTGATTATGCTTATTAGTGAATTGTTCATGCCACATTTGCTATCCCTCCTTGTCATCTTCGTTATTTTTTTCTCTATAGTGCTTTAGATGATCGTAGTTTTTCATAGTAATACTGTAATTGTATGTATAATAAAATTGTATTGATAATATAAGTATTATAAAGGAGTAGATAAGGATAGTCATAGGATCTTTGCCAGCAAGAGAAAGTATAAAGATTAAAAAACCATTTACTAGACTACCTAAAAAAACAAAAATTAAAATAGTGTACCTATAAAATATTGTGATTTTTAAACTCGAGTATTTTTTTGTTTTAGGATAACTTTTTTCAATCATTTTTCTATAAAAATTAAATTTGAAATTTGAAAATAACTTTCTATTGCTAACTCTAGAAAAAACTTTAAGTTCAGATTTTCTTCTTTGTTTATTATTAGCATATAGGTATTTTTGATATTCAGTCATGTCGTAGGATATCAAAGAAGTCTTTAATTTTGATTGAAATCCTAAGAGGAAATAAATTGTAAACCAAATAATGAAAATTCCTAGATTAACATATAAATAAGGATAAGGCTTTAATGAAAATTCATTGAAAAATGATACAGCTAATGAGTTTAATACAACGCTTATTGTAGTTGTCAATATTACGAGAGTGATAGGAAACAGCATAGGCTTGACATTTTTTATGATTTTTATATCTACAGAAGAATCAATAGGTGAGAGTTTTTTAATAGTGACAATTAAAGTTGCTATAAATGAGAGCATAGACCCCCAATTGATATAATTAATCAGTCCACTTAAAGATTCAGAGAAGTGTTGAATTGATTGTTCATCCATCTAAAAACTCCTTTATTGTATATTATTCGTCTTTCTCTAACCATATAATCAAATACCCACTACTTAATTCGCTTCTTACTATGTACCTCGTAATCTTAAAATAGGGCGTACGTGTGCAGAGACACGTAGTGATTATAAATTTAATACTTTTACAGATATGTTAAGGTTAATTTATTCGTCTAAATTATCTAAATTGTGTACTTCTCTATAATGGTTAATAAAATCTCCTAACTCTGTATATTTTTTAGACATTTCATTTAAAAAATTATTGATAGATTCGTCCGACATATTTTTCCGTCCTATCGGATCATCATAGTATTCTACGACAAACTCACTTGCCTCAATCATTTTAGTATAAGCATATTGTGTTAAAGAGTCTAAATCTCTATTGCCGAGACCAAACTCAATCTCTAAATGATACATAATTTTGCGGACAAAAAAATCTTCATCAAAAAAATTTTTTTCACGTTTTATAGTAAAGTTAATATACCAATATATAGATTTAAGGTATCGTGAATAGTTACTTTCATTAATCTCTACTGAATTTTCATCCATAAACCGTAATACTGTGTTTTTAGCTAATTCATGAAGGTATTCTTCGAAAGTGCCATATAATAATTCGTCTATTGAAATATTACCCAATTCAGCTATTTTCTTGAGGCGCTCATTGTTAGGTTTAGATAATCCTTTTTCCCATTTAGAAACTAACGATTTATGAGCAGTTACATCAAATTCTTTCCCGAATTCTTCCATAGACATACCAAGAGACTGCCGAATTTTTTTAATATTTTTGGCTAGTATTGTTTGTTTTGAAATAATAATCACCTCTAATAAATTAATGTATTAAGCTGATTTTACCATTGTTGAACTAACAAAAAAAGAATTAGTTTCAAAAAGTAGCAACAAAAGTATTGCAAATAGAAATAAGGTATAGTAATATTGTAGCATAAAGTAGCAAAAGAGGTGATTAAATGACTAGCAAAGTACAAAGTTATCGTAAATTTATTGGCTATACTCAATTTCAGATGGCTAGACTTCTTAATATTTCTGTTCAAGCATATCGAAATAAAGAAAAAGATAAGACACCGTTCAAAGATATTGAAAAAGTTAAAATTAAAGAAGAACTACAGAAAAATGGATTTGAAAATATTACAATTGATGAAATTTTTTTTGATAATAAAGTAGCAAAAAGTTTCTCGGTGGATGGAAGGTAGGTAAAGTAATGTCAGTTCACAAATTGCAAGAAGAGCCAACAAAAGAAAATACGGTATTAGAACCAGAACAAGTAATAACAAATCCAATCTACTGTACGCCTAAGGCTATTGGAGAGTTGTTCGGTTTCAGTAGATCAACTACTTCGAGGCTGCTAAATGAGTACAAAGAGAATGACAGAGGTGTTAAAGATATGTACTTAAGTCTCAGTAGTACATTGGTGGTAATTAAGATAGAAAAATTCGAGCAATGGCTTAAATTGAAAAACGGAGAGTGGTTGTAATGAGACTTTATTTATTGCTAATGGGTCTAATCCTTACAATCACGATATTATTAGCACTGCATACAGAAGATATATTCATAAGTTTAGTAGCGTATATGTATTTAAGCATGGGCGCACTAGTAGTAAGTAAAAAATACAAATTAAAGGAAAATGAATAATATGAAAAATATAACTAAACAATATTACAAGGAACTAATATATAAACTATATGCAGATCGCATTGAAAATAAAGGTATTAAAAAACTTGAAAGATTTAATAGAGACCAAGCAATAATTACTACTGAATTTGTGGGTAAAAGATTAATCAGTAGTCAAGATAAGGATGCTATTAGAGATATGGCTATGGATTTCACATGCATGGAATCTATGGAAGATATTGGTAAAACTGTTCAAGGGTTAGTTGTAGATTCGAATTTAAGCAATTTAAGTAAGTTTGCTAGAGAATATGGACTAAATGATTTGTATTTAGCTAAACGGTAAATAGAAAAATTGATTGATGTTATTCAAGATATACATGCGGAATATCAAATATTTTATAAATAAGGTGGTCTTATATGATTAAACTAATTTTCGATGATAAAGAGATTCGTTTTGTTGATAAAGATGGTGAGTACTGGGCAGTGGCCGGAGATGTTGCTAGTGCATTGGGGTATAATTTGACACCACACATGTTGAGGATGATTGATAAAGAGGATGTGGGTACTCACATTGTGGATAGCACCTCTAATAGTAAATATGCAAGAAAATCACAAAGAGTGAGTATTATTTCTGAATATGGTATATACGAAGCTATTTGGAATAGTAGACGTGATGAAGCTGATGAATTTAAGAAATGGGTTAAGCAAGTCATTAAAGAATTGCGACAAGCGACTGGTCTTAAAGGATATGAACCGTTACGTATGTTGGATAAACAAAAGCAAAAAGAAGCAATGGATAACTTAAAAAATGGTATTAAGGCTATTTCTCAAAAGGACTATTACAAAGCTCAAACGATCAGTAATAAAGGAGTATCGAATGTATTCGGCTTTCCTAAGATGATTAAAAAGCAAGATATGACAAAAGAAATGATGGAATTACGACAACAAGTACTAGATGAAACAGTAGAATTTATGGTTTTTGTTGATAAATATAATCTTTCTTTGTCTGTCAGCAAACATATTTATGAGAAATACAACAATAAACAGCAAATGGCGTAAGGAGAGATTTAAATGAAATCACAGGTATTAATCAAACGCACCATCGTTAAATGGTACAACATATATCGCAATGGCGAATTTATTGCGAACATATCGCCTGATTTAATGGCTATTGCCCGATGCAAATACGAAAGCAGTTTTAATTTGTGCAGAATTAGATATTAATTTATTAGAGAAAATGAAGGGTGAATAAGATGACTAAAAATGAATATATCGACCAAACAGAAAAAATGCATCATATATTAGGGCAAAGTGATTATGCACTTGAATTAAACAAATGGTTAGTTGATTACTGTAATTCAAAACCACTTGATGAAGAAATCAGTAAAGATTTGGGAGAATTACTTTTTAATATAAGTAACAAATTGACTATAGATTTAACAGATTTAAAAATGCAGATAACAAATACCAGAAAAGGGAGTAAGTAATATGAATTATTCGGAAAAAGTAGAAGAAACAGTAGAATTTGCGGATTTAAGTAATAAGGTACAATCTATAATCGATTATGTAAGTGCAGAAGTATCAAAATTAGAAGGCGAAAGGGAGTATGCAATCCGAAACAACGAGCATATGTATCATCAAGCAATCAATAATAACATGAAAGAAAATTACATTATATCTAGTACATTACTAGCAATTAGACGTGACATAGAAAACATGCACGATGACATTCAAACGAATATTAAGCAAGAAAAAAACGCATTATCTCATGGCGACCAAACCGAAGATAATACGCACAACTAGAATGTTTGTGTAAAACAATACACATACATTCTACCAAATTTGAGCAACATTTTACAGAGGTAGGTGGAAATTATTGAGATTTGAGAAGATTCAACTTAATTACAATACAGATATATCTATTGTTGAATATCAAAATTTAGATTCGGGATCATTCATACAATTCACTGAATGTACATGGAATGAACTTGTAAACAGACTGCAGATACCCAAGATAAGCCAGAATAAGTATAGTCGTAATACTGCATTATATGGTGATGTAATAGATGGCATAGATAAATATGGTAATCAGAAACAAAAATATCGTGAAGATAAGAATATAATTTATCGAAATGTAATTGTGTTGGACTATGACGATATAAGTGATTTGAAAGCATTGCACAACTCAATTAGAGAGCAATTAAGCAATGTTTCATGGTTTTGGCACACAACATTCAGTCATACAACAGATACGCCTAGAATACGCTTGTTAGTGCCATTGGATGAGTCAATAAATGCAGAAGAATATAGAATATGTTCTAAAGTGGTTGCCAATAAAATTGGTCATAAAGTAGATGAAGGTAGTTATCAACCTAGTAGGTGTATGGCATTGCCAGTAATTAAACATAAAGATGCAATTTACATTTATCAATATAATGATGCCCCTATCTTGAATAAGTCTATATTGGCTGAGTGGTATAAAAATGTAGGTGTCGATTCTAAAAATAATATTAAACTAAAATTCAATAAGCGTGATGATGAGTATTGGAAGTCAATCAGCTATGGAGTAACTACTGGATCTAGAAATAACGCTTTAACGTCAATTATTGGTCATCTATTTAACAAAGGCGTGAACGATCATCTTATATATGGTTTAGCTTATAATTACGGCAAAATGTGTCAACCACCTATATCTGATAAGGAAATCAATACAACATTTCAGTCAATTTTCAAAAAACACTATAAATTATGATTGGAGGTATTCAATGAGTGATGAAAACATGCTTGATTGGATTGAAGAGAAACAAGCAGATGTTACAAAAAAAGAATCAGAATTGATTCCTAGAAACTATAAAATTGAGCAACATAATGGAATATCTCATCTGTATAAAATTATTCCGAGTGAAAGTGATAATAAACCAGATAAAAAGATGTTTATTACAAGTACAATACCAAATGTAAATGAGCGATATGAAGATATTGAGACTAATGAGGTTAGTTATAATTTGAAATTTCATGATAACAATAACGAAGTGAATTTGAATGTAGATGCTGAACAAATTACTGACTCGAGAAGTTTAATTAAGTTAGCTAGGTATAAATTAGACGTAACTTCTACTACATCAGCAAGGCTAGTAGATTTTATCAATGCATCGATGCGAGAGAATCCACCTATCAATGTGTCAGTTGCAAATAGATTGGGTTATATAAAAAGTTACTTCATCTATCCATATAAGGAGAAGTTGGACGATAGTAATATCAAATTATTTAATAACGACAGTGGTTATCATTCGTTAATCAAAGCATTTGAAACAAAAGGTACTTTAAGCAATTATTCAAATAATGTATTCAATAAAATCAAATCGCTTCCAATGGTAATGATGATGGTCTATGCATCATTAGGATCAGTATTGTTACATGAGTTTAATATTAGCCCATTCATCGTTGAAATATCTGGGCGTACGTCAACCGGTAAAACTTTCACGTTGAAAGTAGCAGCAAGCGTTTGGGGAAATGATGGATTAATTACTGAATGGAATTCGACAAAAAACAGCATTGAAGCACAAGCAGTGTTCTTTAATTCGTTCCCACTTCTCAAAGATGACACGCGCAACACATATCCTAAATTTATTTCAGATATGGTGTATAACTTTTCTGGTGGAAAGACTAAATCTAGAAGTAATACAAACCGTACATTAGATGAAGTTAAAACATGGAAAAATATATTGTTGTCAACAGGAGAAGTATCAATGCCAGATATGGCTGGAGAAAAAGGTGGGGTTTCTGGACGAGTAATCACGTTACAAGATGACCCATATCCAAAAGACTTTGACTTTGTGACTTTGGCTGAATATATAGATAAATCTCATGGATTACTAGGAAAAGCATTTATTAAGCAATTCCAGTCCAATAAAGATAAATATCATAACTCTTTTAAAGGGGATCAACAATATTTCATTAAGAAAGCTGAAGATAATGAAGTGATGGCTAGACTAGGACGTTCATTTGCGTTGATGCAAGTCACTGGAGAAATCCTTAATGATATTGAAGGATTCAAACATGATCATTACGCCATAGTTAATGAAGTATATAACAGCATGATTAAAAATAATGCAAATATTGATAAACCTAAGCAGATGTTAGAGGAATTACTTCAGTATCTAGATGCAAATAGAAACCATATTGAAGGTGAAGGCTATTATGATGTTAAAAATGGTGACGTGAAAGCTATATATAAGCGAGATTATCTATGTGTATTAGGCGAAACGGTTAAAGACTTTCTAGGCCATGAAATGCATACTATAACAGGTGAGTGGAGTAGGAAAAACTATCTAGTTGAAAGTAATGGTAGGGTGCAAAAGCAAGTTAAACACAATTCAAAACCATATAGAGGTTATGCGATACCAAATGAGTTAGTAAAAGAATTTGGTTTCGATTTTACCAATTCATATAATCCTAAATCTGATTATTATCAGTAACCAAAGTAACCATTAAGTAACCACGCAAAAAATCAATATGGTTACTCAATAAAGCTGACATGAGAATGTTTGTGAGTGATAGTAACCAAAGTAACCAATTAAATAACATAAGACATTTAATATTTATGTAACTGATAGGTTAAATACAATGTCTCTTTAAAAAATTAGTGGTTACTCTGGTTACTCGCTATTTTAAATTCAAGTGGCTCTAAGGTTTAAATAGTAACCAGTAGGTAGCCAATAAATAACCAAAGTAACACATTATGGAGGTAATTATGAAAATAGAACAAGTTAAAGCAAAGATATTAGAATATATTGATAGAAATCATGAAATTCCAATTTATAAATTAGAGGAATTGTTTGAAGTTATTGGTTTTGATTATAAAGGTGAAAAGATGCTTACAAGTAGAGAGAATGAATACAAGGTGTTATGGCGTAAATGGAATGCAGAAGCATGTACAATCATTTGTGATCTAGCGTTGGAGGATAAGGTTAAGTTTGTTATATCACGTCAATCAGTGATGTTGTATTTACTAGATGGTAAGTGTGTTGATTTACCGTTAGCTGTTACAGATGAACTGGAAATTCATTCGTGGGTACCTATTACATTAAGGCTAGGCTAGTTATAAAGGTGTAAGTCAAGCTGATATGTGGATTATTACCTAAATTAAATGATGCTAATAAATGCTAATATACGTGCTTTTTATAAAGGGAGGCGTGAATCACGACATCGTTAATGTATTGAGAATTATTAGAGAACGCAAATATTCGTTTTCTAAATTAGAAAATCCACATTTCGCTTTTCTGAATTTCATCTCCCAAATATGGGGAGTGAGATTGAGTGTACAGAGTCCAATTTTGGATTGTCCTCTAAAACTTCTGTGTATTGGTTTCCTAAAAAAGCTAGCAGCTATTACTCAAGAATGAGTGATAGCAAACGGACAAAGAAAGCTGATTGTAAAACTAGAAACATTGAAACCAATGATACAGCTTATATACGAACATTTGTTCTTTTTGGGCATTTGTGACTATGTATGAATAATAGGGGGCGCAGCTTTTAAATGCTTTGATATCAATGAAAATAGCGATGTTAAATGTTTGTTATAAACTTAAAAATAGCGAACGTTTGTTTGTTTAAAATGTGTAAAAATGGTATAATTACTGTATAAAGTAAAATGAGTTGAGGTGAAAAAATGACATTAGTGAAAGAAAAAAAGAAGCAAACCTTACCCGATGACCACTTGCAGGTACTCAACGTGATAAGAAATGCTTCAAATAAATATATTACTAAAGAAAAAGTATTAAATCAATTGGGATACGAGATAAATAGTACAAATGAACGATGGATTAGATCAGTGATTAGTCACTTAATTGAGCGATATGGATATCCTATTGGCTGTAGCTATAAAAGACACGAAAGAGGCTACTATATCATTACTACTGATGAGGAGAAACAAGATGCAATGCAAAGTGTTAAAAGGCTAGCAGATGGTAGTATGAAACGTTATGAAGCATTGAAACATATCAAAATATAAAATTTAAGAAAGAGGTATATAAGTATGCAAAATACAAATTCAACGAAAATCGGCAATCCTTATGATGTGTTGTTTAATGATAAAAAATACAATGATTTATTAAATAAAGTGGATGGTTTTTTAGAAGATACATTCATTATGTATCAAAGGGGTTATAGACTAGACGCTATTGATGATAAACAAAAACCTAAGATAATACAGATTGGAAATGAATTTAAGCAATACGCTAGTAAGAGATTAGAAAGCATGGTAAAACGTTTAGGAGAAATTGAAAAAGAATTAACAATTGAAGATTTATCTAATCCAGAAGCTGAATTAATTAACCGTCAAAATTTAGAAGCTCGTTTATCTTTCTATGATAATTCAGAAATTATTGATTATATTAGAAGTATCGCCACTAAAGATATAGGTGTATATGAGTTAAGGTTATTACAAAAAATATTTGATGATCGTTTTACTGAAAATCAACGAAACCAAGTAGCTAGTACTTTTATGCAATTAAAACAATCTATGTTATATCCTTATGAAAACAATGATGAATATAATAAACTTTCGAATGACTACAACATTTTAAAACAAATTGGTATGGAAAATAATGGTACTGTCATCACAAAAGATGACGGGGGTTATATTGTTATCAAATCACTTGCAGACAGATATAACGACCAATTAAAGTATGCCAAAGCTAAAAAAGATGGTGCAAGATATCAAGCACAATATAAAAAGTGATATGTATACAATAAATAGTATATAAAACGCCTATCCTTAATTGGATAGGCATATTTTAAATGAGTGGAGGTATTATCTTGCAAGAGGACATTAGTGAACCATATCAACAGACAAAAATATCTGAATATGAGTTATTGACGAAATATAATCCCCAGTACATCAATTCTAAAATAAAGATGGCTCAATCCCATATTGACGAGATGTATCATTTAAGTACATCAATAACCATATATGACAGTATTATAGGAATTGTTTCTGTTTCGTATCCAGTGGATAAATTAGTGATATGGATAAATGAAACAAAGGATAATTTGAATAAATTTAAAGATGATTCACTTAAGCGTCTGTCAATATTAAAACAAGTGTTGAGTGATTATACTCAAGATGAACAAAAACAAGTAGCTAGATACTTACGATCAAATGGACGTATCAAGCCATATAACACCATTGAACGTTTGCAAGTAGATTTATTTAACTTTAAATACGGAATTCCTAAAATTAAGCGAAATGAGAATAAAGAGGTTATGGTAATGTGACTTTGTTAAAAAATGAAAAAGAGTCTCTAAAAAGATTTATATTAAACTATCATCTTATTGAAAATGAAGAAATGTTGGACATAGAAGTTGATGATTTTTTTCAAATAGATAGTAATGTAGCAACTAATATTAATGAAACAACTAACGTAGACGACCATATTTATATGAATGAACTAGATATATTAATAGATCGTATTTGCGATGATAGAGAATATATTTTATTCATGTTAATGAGCAGTGGAAGATCTATTAAAGATATAGCGACCATATTTGGACTATCAGAATCAAGAATATATCAATTGATGGACTTGTTATTAGAAAAAATTATAGTGAATAAGGAGGGGTTAAATGAGTGAATTAAACCCAAGACAAGAAAAGTTTGTACATGAATATATCAAAACATTAAATGTAACGCAATCGGCTATAAAAGCAGGGTATAGTCCACAAAGCGCTCATGTACAAGGCAGTAGACTATTAAAGAATGAAAAGGTATCCAAATATATAAAAGAGCAAAAAGAAGAGTATATGGACGAAAGTGTAATAACTGCTAAAGAGTTATTACACATACTTACAAATGCTGCTACCGGAGATGAAACAGAAACTAAAGAAGTAGTAGTTAAGCAAGGAGAATTCGTTGAAAATCCAGACACAGGACGTAAGATGTTAGTGTATAGTGAACGTGTAGAAATGGTAGAAGTACCAATTAAAGCGAGTGATCGTTTAAAAGCTCGTGACTTATTAGGTAAGTATCACAAGATATTTACAGATAAAGTGGATATAAATGCGCCAATACCATTGTTTATTGATACAATAGGCAGTAGTTTTGAGGAACAACAAGAGGCGTTTAAGAAAATTGGGGAAAAATATCCAAATAGTACAATGATTATTGATGATGTTTAAATAAGGAATTGGTAAGTTCACCCATCAGTAGAAATGTTGGTGGGTAATGTAATGAAAGTAAATTAGAAATGAATAAGTAACTTATTACACTGAAATTGATATTTATATTTATTTTGTATTGTTTTTTGTAAAAAGTTAAAAAATATAAAGTGCTAACATTTTTAACTTTTAGTATGCAGAATTTTACCTTATAATAAACAAGAATGATAAGAGACTAATTTAAAAAATGAGTGAGGAGAGACGAATACTATGAATAAAAAAATACGTTATTCCCTCATTACTATATTTTCCATAACATACTTAGTGGTATTATTTATTAAAGATGGTTTAGTTTACGATTTTTTTATTAATTTAGCTACTGTTGCTGGAGCATTAACTATATATTTTTATAATGATTCTTTAACTATTTTTAAATGGTATAATGAATTTCTAAATAAATTTATAAAGAAGCCACAAGTTACTTGGGAGTGTGACTATTCTGTCTCATGTACAGAAGATGACTGTTTTGAAACATCAATAAATGAACTAAATGAATACTTAAATAAAGACAAGTATAGTGATACTATAAAAATTATTGATGATAATGAGCAGAACTATACAATTATGATTGAGAATCCAGACATCAAGCAATACTCTGTAGAAAAGTTGAATATCGAAGAAGAATTATTTGAATTACATTTTTATTATAAGTGTACTTTGAGATACAGAGAATCAAAAACTGAATTTAACAAATCTATAACATTGTTTAATGATTTAACGAAAAAAATAGCATTATTATCAAAGAATGAAGATGAGTATATACATGATACGACTCCCCTATACACTTTGAAAATCTCTATGAGTGAAATGAATCCATTTTTTGGATTGATGACCAAAAGATTAAATGATGAAAATACACATAATATTGAACTTAGTTTTGAACAAGATGACGTCAAAATAAATTCATCAAATAATTTAATGACGATAACTTCAAATAGCCAAGAAAAAATCAAGAAAATTACTAGAGAGTATATTGCATTATCCGTGACTATTTAAATCTTTTATAGGTCTCAAAAGTATCAAGTAATAGTTGTAATTCCTTTTCGGATGAATCGATATTTGCATCGTTTTTTTGAACTAAAACAATACCGCTTTTTTTAGAAAAACCGACGGTTCTTGCTGTAGTTTTATTATTTGACGCCACATCCATTTGTACTTTGATATATGTTGCTTTTTGATTATTAATTGCTTCTTTTGCTTCTCTGTTTTTGTTAACTTCAACACCGTTAAATGATTTAGTTTTTGCATGTTTGTCTATGGTGTTAAACCAAATCTGATCCATTAATACTCCAGGTTGTTTTGTTATAATGTTAAATTGGAAATTTATTTTACTTAAATTAATATTTTGTTCTTGATCTATTTCTAAATATTTCAAGAATGTTCTTGCATCACCAATTGCAGTATTTAAAATAAGTAAATTTTTATCTTTACAATAATATGTTTCAAAACGAATGACTTCTTTATATTCTGAATGCGGTGTACCATCTACTATGATTTCGTTGTTTTTATTTTTATACTGTTCACAATCAAAAACCTTATATATTTGATTATTAAGGGTTATGGTTTTAGAAGTAGGGCTTATTTTTCCGGCTAAATATTTTGAAGTAGCTCCTCTGTTAAATTCTATAGTAAATCTTATGTTAAAATTTGTGCAATGTCTCAATGCGAAAGAATTCATAAATATTGACCCCTTTTAAATTTATAATTAATTAAATTAAAGCAAATAAATATAAGTTTAACAAGGTTTTTTGAAAACTTGTGAGTATCTATGAAAGTAATAGTCACTCTAAGGGCAAAAAAAGGGCATAATTTTGAAAATAAGGGCAAAGGTATGAACAATAAATTATCTTGAAACGCTCACAAATGCTGATATAACAGTATTTTGAAAACTTATGAGTATCCATAAAATCAGATTTAGGATTGAGTGGGAATAATAATATCAAATAAAAACCCCTTAGGCATAGGCTTAAGGGGTTTTTGGTGTAATGGTAGAAATGCAAAAAGGCTTTATATTTGAGTGCGATAAAAAGTAGATTACGTAATGAGTTACCTCTTTTTTATGACAAATTATTTATATATTAACACATAGATGCATCCAATAATTACACCTACTATAAATAGTATCCATATTAAATGAGGATTGAATCTCCAATCTCTTGTAGATGTTTTAGCGACTTTCTTTGAATACCATAAGTCTAATGTTTTAAATAAAGCGAAGATTATCCCAAATAAAATGGATAAATAATAAAATTCATGTTAACTCTAATTTTCTTTGTATTTTTTAGTTTCGGTATTGCACTACAAGTAAAGTCAAACATCGGACAAAGCGCAATGAATGCCTTTGGATTATCTTTATCGAGTATATTTCACATTAAAATTGGTACCACAATCAATTTATTAAATACGGTGTTTTTCCTAACGTATGTGTGCTGCTTAAAATTTAAAATTTCTATGAAAGAGATATTACAATTTGGATATATTATTATAAATGGCGTAATGATCAATTTTTTTCGTGTATTTAATTTTACTTGATATTTTCTTTTTGAATTATACAAACAAACTGTTTATTTTCATTATAGGGATAGTTATTTCAGGGATATCACTTGGAATACTTTTATTTATTGGATTGATTAAGTTCCCATTAGAAGCCGTATGTATTGAAATAAGTAACCAATTTCAAACGTCTTTTGGAAAGGTATGATATTTATTTGATACAATATTTGTTTTAGGAGTATTAACAATTTACATATTAGATCATAGTATTTTTACTATTAGGGAAGGTACAGTTATAAATGTGTTTTTCCTTTCTTATATTATTAGTTTTACAATGAAGCTATTAGAAAATGTAACTGAAATACAATGATGTTTAAAAAGAATACTAAAAAGCGTAATGTGTGCAATGCTCATCAACAATCAATATTCGTTTAAGAAACAAAATCTCAAGTATAAGGCCTTATATATTAAATAATATGTAGTTTAATACAATATATTTAAGCTACAGATTAAATATTTAAATTAAATTACAAAAAGGGGTATACAAAAACAAATATTACAGTTATAATAGGTATTAAGTAATTTAGTTCGTGAAATTGATTTGTAGTTTTATTCTTTTGAATTTACTCCTTTTGATTTTTTTAGACAGATTACAAATATTCGTGCAAAAGCACATGGAGGAATTTAATATGAATAACGGTACAGTTAAATGGTTTAACGCAGAAAAAGGTTTTGGTTTCATCGAAGTTGAAGGTGGAAACGACGTATTCGTTCACTTCTCAGCTATCACTCAAGACGGTTACAAATCATTAGAAGAAGGACAAGCTGTTGAATTCGAAATCGTTGACGGCGACCGCGGTCCTCAAGCAGCAAACGTTGTTAAATTATAA